TGATGAAAGCATTTTCATGGATAAGATGGGTCTAGTAAAAGCGAAGCGTGTAGCTACTGCTTTTATGATGATTCGCAGAGAGGTATTTGAAAGTCTGCGTGATGCACATCCAGAGTGGCTTTATCACGATGAGAAAAAAGAAGGCGATCAGGTAATCTGTTTCTTTGATTTTGAATTAAAAGATGGACATTATGTTGGTGAAGACTATTTGTTCTGTGACCGTGCCCGTGAACAAGGATTTGAGGTATGGATTGATCCTACAATCAAGCTAGGTCACATGGGTGTTCATGAGTTTGAAGGTTCATTTGGTGAAGAGTTTTTATACCCATTGATCCGCCCAGTAGACTCTAAGAAAGAAGCCGCATAATGGCTACCAAAAAGAAAGGCCCCTCTCTTGCGATTGGTCGTGGTGAAAAGCTGCCTGTATCTAAGGGCGCTGGGCTTACCGCCAAAGGCCGTGCTAAATATAATGCGGCTACTGGCTCGAATTTAAAAGCTCCACAGCCAGAAGGCGGACCACGCAAGAAGTCATTTTGCGCTAGGATGTCTGGTATGCCTGGACCGATGAAAGACGAAAAAGGCAGACCAACTAGAAAGGCTGCCTCTTTAGCGAGGTGGAAATGTTAGATATGATGGAACTCTGGACAGGCGGGTTAACTATATTTGTAGCCCTGATTGGATATATGATGCACGAAAAATTTAATGATTTGAAACGCATTGATATTTTGTTAAACAAAACAAGAGAAGAGGTGGCCCGTGATAACGTTACTAAAGCAGAAGTTGAGCGCATTGTTGAACACATTGATGCAAGGTTTAACAAACTTGAAAACAAAATTGACCAACTTATTAGCAGATAAATAATGCCAAGCGTATCTAAAAAACAGCATAATTTAATGGCGGCAGTTGCTCATAATCCAGCATTTGCTAAGAAGGTTGGTATTCCTGTTTCTGTTGGGAAAGATTTTAATGAAGCCGATAAAGGCAAAAAATTTGGAGGTGGTGGTATGGCTAAGAAAGAAATGCACTCTGAGAAATCAGAAATGAAAATGGACACGGCTCAAGACAAAGCCATGATTAAAAAGGCTTTTAAACAGCACGATATGCAAGAGCATAAGGGCGGTAAAGGCACTAAGTTAAAATTAGCTAAAGGCGGTACTTTCCGTTCCTCTGCTGATGGTTGCGCCACTAAAGGCAAAACAAAAGCCAAGCAAATTACTATGTGTGGTGGCGGTATGTACGGCAAAAAAGGTAAATAATCATGGCTAAGAAAAAGATGCGCAAATTTGCTGATGGCGGTTTTACTGCCGAGCAAGAAAAATGGCTTGGTGGCGCTGATCGCACAGATCCATACATTTTGGCTCGTATGAGAGCAGCTCATCCTGATGCTCCTGTAAAGGCGGCAGAAGATTCACCAGCTGGCACATCTAGCTATGGCGAACAAAATGAAATGCCATCTAATGCTCCAGTTACCAAGACTATTACCAAAACTAAAATGTCTGTTACTAAACCGCAGAATAAATCATTAGACTTTTCTATTGATGAAGAGGGTAATAAGTTGCCTACAGATGTAAAAAAACCATATGTAGCAATCCCTAAAAATGCTGCTGGTATGCAACAATTTAGATCTGATGCAACTAGCCCAATTGGTAATTTATTACGAAAGATTACTGGATCAAGAATTGGCTTAAAAAATGGCGGTTCAGTTAAAAAGATGTCCAGCGGTGGTAAGGTGAAGTCAGCTTCATCCCGTGCCGATGGTTGTGCAATTCGTGGAAAGACAAGGGCTTAATCATGCCAAAACCATTACAACAAGATAGCGAAGGCAACATAATCAACGATGTGGAAACCCAAAAAAATCAACAGGGTTCTGCAAATTATGAGGCTGAAAATGCTAAGAAACAAAAAGAAATGGAAGCCAAAGACGCTAAGTTTACAGACACCATTAAGTCTGGCGTAAAAAAAGTGCGTGGTATGTTGGGTTTAAAAGCTGGTGGATCAGTATCCTCTGCCTCTAAACGTGCTGACGGCTGCTGTGTTAAGGGTAAAACCCGTGGGAAGATTTGCTAAATGGTTCAACCAGTTGGCCCTGTCCAAAAAACTGCCGAATTAGATTTAGATATGGGGAAGAGAAATCCCCAAGAACAGTCACAACCTAGAAACCCAGGTAAAGCTGCCATCATAGATGTATCCCCAGAAGCTATTGAAAAATCTAAAGCTGAAATAAGTAGAATTGGTAAGGAAGTCAGGAGTGCAGAACCATATAAAGGCAAGGCATATTCCGATACAGCTATAAAATCAAGTGGTGGTTCTGGTGTCGGTGGCGGTATACCAAAATTAAACCGTGATATATCTAAAAACATGAGATCTGGTGGTACAGTATCTTCAGCTTCTAAACGTGCAGATGGATGCGCTATTCGTGGAAAGACAAGAGCATGAGACCAAGCCGTGGAATGGGAGCAATAATGCCTTCTAAGATGGGTAAAGGCGTTAAGAAAGCTCGTAGAGATGATACAGACTTTACCGAATATAAAGAAGGTGGCGAAGTCTGGGATAAGCCGCGCCCAAGAGGTTTAGGTAAATCAAAGAAATTAAGCCCTGCCAAAAAGTCTAAAGCAAAAGCAATGGCTAAGTCAGCTGGCAGACCGTATCCTAATTTAATAGATAATATGAGGGCAGCCAAAAAGTGAAAGACTTTATGCAAGTTCAGATTGAAGCATCTGAACGCTTGTATCAAATGATGTTAGAAGACCATAAAGAACGTGTTAGAGACATGGCAATGTGGGCAGAAACAAGCGTAAGTCTGATGAAAAAGCTAGATGAGCGTGACGAAGAGATTAAAAAGTTACGGGCAGAAATAGTATCACTTAAGGCAAATAAATTATGAGCACATCGGGAACTACAACATTTAATTTAGATATCAATAACCTCGTAGAAGAGGCTTTTGAGCGTTGTGGACAAGAGTTGCGCACAGGTTATGAGTTACGCACAGCTCGTAGATCATTGAACCTATTAACCATTGAATGGGCTAACCGGGGCATTAATCTTTGGACAATTGAGCAAGGTCAAATTCCTATGGTTACAGGGCAGGCTATTTACCCAGTTCCAGAATCAACAATTGACTTTCTGGATCATGTAATCCGTCAGAATAATGGCGTTCAATCTACTCAAATTGACATCAATATCAGCCGTATTTCTGAGTCTACATATTCAACTATTCCAAATAAGTTGACACAAGGTCGACCTATTCAAGTTTGGTATAACCGTCAAAGTGGCATGAGTAATGAAACCACTTGCGTGTTAGATGGCGCAATTACAGACACAGATACAACAATTACTGTAACCGATGCAAGCCAGTTAGCAAATGCAGGGTTTATTGAAATTGACTCAGAAATCATTGGATATGCAAATACATCTGGAAACCAGCTATTAAATTGCTATCGTGGACAAAGTGGCACAACCGCGGCTTCTCATGTGGATGCTTCAGAGATTATTAATAAAAACTTGCCATGTATTAATGTCTGGCCAACCCCTGACGCTGGTGGTGGCCCATACACATTTGTTTATTGGAGAATGCGTAGAATTCAAGATGCTGGAACAAACGGCACAGTAGAACAGGATATTCCATTCCGCCTACTGCCATGCCTAGTAGCTGGTTTGGCTTTCTACTTATCACAGAAGTTGCCAGATGGTTTAAGCCGTATGCAAATATTAAAACAGGAATACGAAGAACAATGGTTGATAGCATCTACCGAAGATCGGGAAAAAGCTCCTTCTAGATTTGTTCCTCGTACTTTGTTCTATGCCTAATAGATATGCGAGTGGCAAATTTGCCATTGCCGAGTGTGATCGATGTGGTCAGAGATATAAGCTAAAAGAGCTTAGAAAGCTGACAATTAAGACCAAACAGGTTAGCATTAAGGTATGTAAGGAATGCTGGGAGCCTGATCAGCCACAGTTATCTTTGGGTATGTACCCAGTAGATGACCCACAAGCTGTTCGGGAGCCAAGGCCAGATGTAAGCTATACCGTGTCGGGTAGTAGTGGATTGCAGATCAATGGCACCAATGACACGACTATAGAGGGTGTAGGATACCCACAGGGCGGTAGTAGAGTATTTCAATGGGGATGGAACCCTGTTGGTGGTGCTAGAGACGGTGGATTAACTCCCAACGATCTTGCTCCATCTGGTTTAGTAGGCAGCGTAACAGTAACAATAACTTAGGAGTAAAAAATGTCATTTAAAAAAGGCGCTAATGGTATTGAATCCAAAGGCAAAACAGTAGGCAAAAATTTAGGCGATTCAGGTCCATCAATGATGGCTATGAAGGGTGCAACCAAAAAAATGGGCGTTAGCTCTATGGCTATGAAAGATATGGGTCGTAACTTGGCTCGTGTCGCTAACCAGAAGAAATCAGGAAGAGGTCGTTAATATGACTAAAGCTAAATCACAGCCAAATATGGCAGCGGAAAAGTACCCTTTAGGTCATGCTAAAGAGAACAAAGACGCAAGCAATTGGGCATATAAGTTTCCAAAAAGCTCTGGCACATCCAAAGATATTGGAGTTTACGCACAGCCTGGACCAAACACACATGAACTTGGTACAGAATATGCAACAGATCCAAATTCAATGAGCGCTAATGAAGGTACTCCTGGTGGTATGCCAGCTCGTAGGGTAAGCGGTGGCAATATTACTCGTGGTCCAAAGACTGATGGTATTACTATGCGTGGTTATGGCGCAGCTACCAAAGGTATTAAATCTCGTGGGCCTATGGCGTAATGAATTACACAACTTTATTTGCCACTATCAAGGGATACGTTGAGAATGATTTCCCAGCGGCTACATATACAGATGTGGCGGGGACAGGCACAACTGGATTAACCTCGACTGAGCAAGTTGATACATTTATTCAACAGGCTGAACAACGGATATACAACACCGTTCAATTACCAGCCCTAAGAAAGAATGTAACTGGATCATCGTTAGCTGGAAATCAATACTTAGGTATGCCTACTGATTGGCTTGCCATGTATTCACTAGCGGTTATCCAGCCATCTGGTAGCACAACTGGAACGCAGGCTTTCCTATTAAATAAAGACGTAGAGTTTATTCGGGAATCTTTCCCATATCCTGGTACATCTGGGATACCAACTCATTACGCTATTTTTGACGGAAATACGTGCATTCTCGGCCCAACACCAGACGAAAGTTATTCGTTTGAAATGCACTATTATTACTACCCAGAATCAATTGTGACCGCTAATACAACGTGGCTTGGCGATCATTTTGATTCAGCATTACTGTATGGTTCTCTATTAGAAGGCTATACTTATATGAAGGGTGAAGCAGACGTTATTGCTAACTATCAAAAACGCTATGATGAATCTATGGCATTGTTAAAACAATTGGGTGATGGTAAAGATCGTCAAGATATGTACCGCACTCCTCAAGTAAGGTATCCAGTTAAATGATAAGTTCACAGGGATCAGCATTTGTAAGTGGTATACAAGTTGCTACAAAAGACTTTGGTGGTTTTACTCCAGAAGAGTTGGCTGAAAGAGCGCTTGAAAAAATTATTTATGTAGGCGATCAATCTCATCCTGCAATCCGTGATCAAGCAGTTGCATTTAAAGATCACTTGCGTAGTGTATTGATTTTTTACATGAATGAAGCAATAAAATTTGACCGCTTAACTATGGCTAACAGGCTACGTGAAACTGGTCATCCCGAATTAATTAAACTTTTAGACGAATAGGAGTCCAAAATGGCTTTTACAGGAAACTTTATGTGTACCAGCTTCAAGGTACAGTTAATGACAGCAACGCATAACTTTACCGCCAGTACAGGTAATACTTTTAAATTAGCTTTATACGATAACTCAGCATCATTTACTGCTGCTACTACTGCGTATACGGCTACTAACGAAGTAGCCGCTTCTGGTACATACTCTGCTGGTGGTGGTTCATTAACTAACATTACCCCAACATCTTCAAGTACTACAGCGTTTACAGACTTTTCTGATTTGTCATTTACATCTGCAACCATTACAGCATATGGCGCAATGATTTATAACAGTTCAGCAGCTGGTAATCCATCTGTAGTTATTTTAGATTTTGGTGGTGTTAAGTCATCTACAGCAGGTACATTTACAATCATTTTCCCAGCAGCAGACGCAACAAACGCTATTATTCGTATCGCTTAATTCAATAACTAAAGAAAATGGTTATTGATTTTGTTATCGAGCAAAATGGGGAAAAGTTTTGTGATGCTTTGATACTAGAGGATAATCATACTTTTACCGATGAAGAAATCGAGTCCATGAAACAGGCTCGGTTTGATAATTGGTATGCTTTTATTCATACGCCAGCAGTTGAAGAAATACCACAGGAATAACCTATGGCTACTAGATACTGGGTACTTGGCTCAGGAACTTGGGATCTTACAACTACAACTAACTGGTCTGCCACATCTGGCGGTACTGGTGGAGCATCTGCGCCCACCTCAGCCGATGACGTTATTTTTGATGCTGGTTCTAATGTAGGAACTGGAGCATTTACCGTAACTATTGGAGCAGCAGGTGCGGTATGTAGAGACATAAGTTTTGGCGGTGCTGGTGGCGCACTTGACGGTGCAATGACGTTAGCTGGTAGTGGTGCATGGTCTGTCTACGGAAGTATGACCTTAGTATCTACAAACTTAACTTTTTCATACGGTGGTATTGTAACTTTTGCGGCAACCACCACAGGTAAAACCATTACCACAGCAGGAAAATCATTTACTCTTGGCAACGGTATTATATTTAACGGTGTAGGCGGTGGTTGGACATTACAAGACGCTTGTACATTTTATAAAATAACTTTAACAGCTGGTGCGTTAGATACAAATAACCAAACAGTTAGCTTATCCGCAGGTTCCAGCGCTTTTATTACATCAGGATCAACAACAAGGTCACTAACATTAGGAACTTCTACTGTTAGTATGTCTGGAATTATTAACGCATGGAACGTAACAGCAACAACAGGTTTTACACTTAGCGCTGCGTCATCTACTTTGAATTTTACTGGTGGTAGCAATGATATGGTTGGTGGCGGTCTGACATACGGAACAGTAACAATGTCAGCATCTACAGGTACCATTGCTGGCGCAAACACAATTACAACAGTAAATTATAATAATTCTGGTACTGGCGGGACGCTTAATCTTTCTGGTGCAAATAGCATAACCACATTAAATGCTACATCTACAACTGGGTTGCAAACAATTTCTTGTGGCGCAAATCAAACTATTACCACTTTAAACGCTACATCTACAAGCGCAACAGTTAGAACTTTTTTTGTAAGCGACATAATAGGTACAGCAAGAACCCTTACTATTACCACTAGAAATTTCACTATTGCAGATTTTAGGGATATAACAATTGCAGGTACAGTTTTAACGGGTACAAGTTTTGCTGATTGCGGTGGAAATAGTAACATTACATTTACTGCCGCAAAAACTGTTTATTGGAACTTAGCTGGAGCACAAAACTGGAACGCAACAGGGTGGGCAACTTCAAGCGGTGGCTCTCCAGCAGTGGCTAATTTTCCGTTAGCTCAGGATACTGCTGTATTTGATAACACAGGATCTGTTACTGGAACAATTACAGTAAACGGAAATTTCAATATTGGCACCGTTAATATTACCAAAACTGGTGCTATGACGTTGTCCTTTGGTACAAGTTATCCACAGATTTATGGAAGTTTTACGCTTGGGGCTTTAACAACGCTTACTGGCGGTAATAGAGTTTATTTATCTGGTAGAAGTACTACGCAAACAATTACTACCAACACAAGAACTTTTGGAAGTAGTGGAACTGGAATTACTATACAAGCATTAAGTAGCACCATAACTTTTGCAGACACTTTTACCACTACTGGCGCATTAACCCATAACAACGGGACTTTAAATTTAAACAATTTAACAATTACCGCACCTGGTTTTGATTCTTCAGCAGGCTCTACTAGGGCTATTACTTTTGGCACTACTGGAAATATCACAGCAAATGGAGCTGGTAGTTTTTTTATTACAGTTAATGCAACAGGTCTTAGTACTACAGGCACCCCAACACTTAATATATCAAATAACTCGGCAGTAGCCAGTTCATTTTATTTACAAGGTTTTACAGAATCAACCGCATTTAATGTAAATGTTACAACAGGAACATACACTCTTACTGAAGCTAGTGGAACTAGTTATTACAAAAATTTAAATTTTACTGGATTTGCAGGTACCTTTACAGGTGGAGCATCTGGTAGGGTTGTATATGGAAATTTAACAACCTCCACAGGAATGAGCTATGGTTCCACTACAGGCGCAATGACATTTGCTGCAACTAGCGGAACACAGACTATAACGTCCAATGCCAAAACAATGGACTTTCCAATTACTTTTAATGGAACTGGCGGCACTTTTCAGTTAGTAGATGCGTTAACAGTTGGTATAACCCGAACAACAACCCTTACTGCTGGAACATTAGATTTAAATAATTTTACACTTACAAGTGGGTTATGGAGTTCTTTTACAGGTACTAGAGTTATTGCATTTGGTACTACTGGCAATATTACACTTATTGGTAGCGGTTCAGTATTTCAAATGAGTGGAACCAATTTTACTTTCACAGGCACTTCAACATTTAATATATCAAATAACTCAGCAACAGCCGTTTCGGGAAGTCCCTCATCAGGTTTTACGTCAACAAACGCATTAAACGTAAACTATACAACAGGAACATACGCACTTACTGAAACAGTAGCAAGCGTTTACAGAAACTTAAGTTATAGTGGATTTAGTGGAACTGTAAATAACGTAACCAGAACGCTTTATGGAAACTTAACGTTAGGATCAGGAGGAACATACACCGCTGGTACAAGCGCAATAACTTTTGCTGGAGCAGCTGGAACAACACAAACCATAACATCTACTGCTAGAACAATGGATTTTCCAGTTACTTTTAATGGAACTGCAACTACCACTTACCAATTAGCAGATGCAATGACTGTAGGTTCTTCTAGAACAACAACACTAACTACTGGAACATTAGATTTAAACAATAAAACACTTACAACTGGTTTATTTTCTGCAAGCAGCGCAAGTACTAGAAGTTTACTTTTAGGATCCAGTTCATTGGTTTGTACAGGGTCAGGAGCAAGTGTATTCACCATTGCCACCACCACGGGCATGACTTTAAATGCTGGTACATCCACAATCTCACTTACTTCTGCAAGTGCAAAGACATTTACTGGTGGCGGTCTTACCTATTATAACCTCAATCAAGGTGGCGCTGGCGCATTAACAATTGCTAGTTCAAATACTTTTAATAATATAACCAATTCAGTTCAGCCAACTACAGTTACTTTTACGGCAAGCACAACTCAAACTGTTAGCAATTTTGGTTTAACTGGAACTGCTGGAAATTTAGTAACTATTAACAGTAGTACTGCTGGAACAAGGGCAAATATAAGCAAATCTACTGGAATAGTAGACTGTAATTATTTAAGCATTAGAGATAGTAATGCCACAGGTGGTGCTGGATGGTATGCAGGAACAACTTCAACTGACGTAAGCAATAACTTGGGATGGGTATTTACAGCTCCTCCATACATATATGTCACAGGCGTTTCTGCAACTGGTCAAGTAGGGACAGCAACAGTTTCTACTGGTATTAACATTAATGTAAACCTTACAGGGGTATCTGCAACTGGAGATGTTGGCTCCGTAACAACAATTACAGATCAAAATGTTAGCGTTACAGGAGTATCGGCTACAGGAAACGTAGGAACTGTAACCATCTCTATTGGTAGAAATGTAGATGTCACAGGCGTTTCAGCAACTGGTCGGGTAGGATCTGTAACAGTTACTGGTACAGCCAGCACAAGCGTTACTGGGGTATCTGCTACAGGAAGCGTTGGATCCGTAACAGTCTCTATTGGTATAAACGTAAGCGTAACAGGGGTTTCTGCTACAGGCAGCGTTGGTTCAGTTACCCTAGTTACAGGAGCCAATGTCAGCGTTACAGGCGTTTCTGCCACAGGAAATGTCGGTTCTGTATCATTTGTCACTACCGCCAATGTAAGTGTCACAGGAGTGTCTGCAACGGGTCAGGTAGGGACTTTGTTCTTCTTCCAATGGGATACCATTAACGACTCACAAGATGCAAATTGGGTCGCTATTAATGACTCTCAAAGCCCAAATTGGACTACAATTAACCCAAATAGCCCGAATACATGGGCTGATATTGTTATATAAAGGTACTTAAAATGGCTTATTCAGACCTAAAAATTGAACTAATAACAACAGGAACGCAGGATAATACCTGGGGAACTACTACAAACTTAAATCTTGGCACAGCCCTAGAAGAAGCTATTGTTGGTAGAGCATCTGTAGTTATTGCGAATCCACCAGCTTCCCCAATAGCGGCCGATTTAACATTGGTAGATTCCAACGCAAGTCAAACTGGAAGAAACTTCATTCTTAATGTAACGTCTGCTGGAACCCTATCTTCCACACAAACCATTCAAGTTTCGTCAATTGATAAACCCTATATTGTTGAAAATAACACAACTGGCGGCCAATCTCTTTTAATTAAGACTGCTGGTGGTAGCGGGGTTACAGTACCAGCTGGAACAAAGGCATTAGTTTACGCATATGCTTCTGGAGCAACAAATGATGTAGTTTATGGTATCAACTACCTAAGCGCTCCAACCATTGCAGGCGGAACAATGAGTGCTGCAACATTAACGTCTAATATTGTTCAAGGCGGTAAAATGGTTGTTTCTGCATTGGGAACTTTGACTACTGGAACAACGACCATTAACCTAGCAAGTGCTCAAGTTTATACCGCTACTATTACCGCAAGCAATACAATTACTTTTGCGTTCTCTAATGCACCATCAGCAAACCAATCTCAAGTAATTCTCATGCGTTTAACAAACGGTGGTAGCGGAACTATTGTATGGCCTGCTAGCACAAAATACCCAAGTGGTGTTGCACCAATATTAAGTACCTCTGGTGTAGATATGTTGGGGGTTTATTATGATGTTACGACTACCACTTACATGGTATTTACAATTGGTATAAATATTAGCTAATTATGTCTACTGATCTCTTATTAATTTCTGGCGGTGCTAGTGCATACAAGCTATATGGCTGGGGTGCTAATGGTTATAACCAATATGGTTACAACAGCGGAAGTACAACTTTTCAAGAAATGACTTTGATAACTCAGGCTGCCAGCATTACTCAAATGACTGGTAATGGTATAGCAATGTTGGCATTGGATACAACAGGAAGAGTATGGGCTTGGGGTAATAATACTTATGGAGCAATAGGAAGTAGCGGGGTTACTTCATCCCCAGTTGTTGTATTATCTAATGCTGTCCATGTAGCTGCTCTTGGCGGTACATCTGCTGCTGTTAAATCAGATGGTACTGTATGGATATGGGGTAAAGCATTTAATGGTATTAATGGAGTAGTATCAACAAATTATTCATCTCCAGTTCAAATAACTACAATTAGTACCGTTTCCCAAGTTGAATTAGGTGGCGATGCTAGTACGTGGGCAGCTTCTATTTTTTATAAAAAAACTGATGGTACAGTATGGGCACAAGGAGAAAATGGGAGTGGTCAACTTGGTAACGGAACTACTGTATTTAAATCTTCTCCAGTTCAAGTTAGCACAATAACAAGTATTAATAAAATACAAGTAACTACCGATACACAAACAGCTGTAATTGCATTAAAAAGCGATGGAACTGTTTGGGGTTGGGGTTCAAATGCTAGCGGTCGAAATGGAACGGGATCAACTAGAAGTACACCAGCTCAAGTGCAATATTATTCTCCTTACCCTACCGTTTCTGTAAATTTAACTGGTGTTTCAGATATTGCTGTTGGATTAAATAATGGCTATGCTATAACATCTGGATACCAATTATATGGCTGGGGAAATGGAGACGTTTATCAACTTGGTGATCAAAATTATGTTGCTGGCAATGCAGACAGATCATATGCAGTATTAATATCACAATTTTATGATACAAACCTTAATCTAGTAACTGTTAGTGCAACTCAAGTAAGTGCTGGCTACCGTTCTGTATTATGTGTAAGTTCAGATAATAAACTTTATTCTTGGGGATTTAATGATGTTGGGCAAGCTGGTAATAATATAAGTGGTGAATTGCAAACAATTAGCAAGCCTACACAAGTTCCAGGAGTCTATTATGGAAACGCCTCTAAATCAGTATGTGGATACAGAACGTCAGGAGACGCTTATAGAGTAAAGTTTCAAGCAAATTATTTAATTGACACAGCTGGTCAAGTATATGGTACTGGTGTTTCTTATTTGTATAACTTTACTAGGACAAATACTGTAAAAAGTCCTATACAAGTTGGTGGTTCTCAATTATTTTTAGCTGTAGAAGGTGGTGCAAATCATGGTGTTGCTATTGGTTCTGATAAATTTTTATACACTACTGGAGCTAATTCATCAGGAGAGCTAGGAACTACCATATCTTATACTGGTGCAGAACCGTTTCTTTACAGAGAAAAATGGTGGCCTGAGTTCTTACAAATTGGAACCAACAAATGGAAAAAAGTAGCTGCTGGTGAATATGCAGGATATGCTATCCAAGAAAATAATACATTATGGTCTTGGGGATATAACAATAAAGGACAACTTGGTGATGGAACTACAACAACTAGGTCATCTCCTGTTCAAGTAATATCAACTTCTCTTAATAGCCCAGTTTTAGTCTCAGCTGGTGGCTATGGATATGCTTTAGCAGTTAACAATGATGGGTTTGCATACGCTTGGGGTGATAATCAATTAGCACAATTAGGCATAGGAACTTGGTCCCCAGGTGATGCTCGTTATTCTCCAATAGTTGTAGCTGGTATATCTAATATCACACAATTATCAACATCTTATACTAACGCATTTGCTTTAGACTCTTCTGGAAATATTTGGGCTTGGGGATATAACACTTATGGTGGGTTAGGTGCTGGGTCTACTGGCACAACTACTCCTCAAGCTACCCCAATAGCAAGTAGTCTTGGTACAAACATTTTATCTTATGGTGATGTTCCAATACAAATAGCTTCTGGAATATATCACACATTAGCCTTGTCTTCTGATGGTACTATATGGTCTGTTGGCGCTAATACGTATGGTCAACTTGGTAATCTAAGTACAACTAGCGTTTCTGGTGCAGTACAAGTTCTTGGAATATCTAATATTGTTTCTATAGGCGCTAGCGCATACTCTAGTTATGCACTTAGTAACGATGGAAAATTATGGGCATGGGGTAGAAATACTGGTGGTGACGTACCAGATACTGGTACTGGTTATTTAGGTTTATCAACAAATGTAGCAGCATATTCATCACCTGTATTAGTAGGAACATATCTCGGAGCTTACAAACTCACTCGTGATGGACCATCTGCTAATGGTTATAAAACAATGTTAGTAAAGCCTTATTAATGAAACATCCTTTAGATATCTCTGTTCAGTTAGCAATTAATAATAAGCACGATGAGGCTGAAAAAATATTGCGTGACTATATTAAAGAATATCCTAATGACCCAAGGGTATTATTTAACCTTGGATGGCATGATTTGCGTCACGGAAAGATGCAAAAAGGATATGAAGGTTTAAATGTAGGTCGCTTTATTAACGTAATTGGATCACCAGCTATTCCTGGAAAGATATGGAAAGATGAACCAATTGAAAATAAAACAATTTTATTTAGATGTGAAGGTGGAGCAGGCGATCAAATTATGAACGTCAGATTTGCCAATGAAATAAAAAATCTTGGTGCCAATGTAGTTGTTTCTTGTGATCCTAAATTAATGCAATTATTTGCAAAAAATGGTTTTATTGCTATGACAACAACACTTAACTTTAGTGGTCAGGCAACTACTGAATTACATTCACCTAATGTTTATTACGATTATTGGGTGCCAGCTATGTCTGCCGCCTACATACTTAAGCATGAGTACAACACTATTAGTGGTAAGCCGTATTTAAAAGCTAATAAGCGAGTTTTAAATGGTAATAATAACTATCTAAAGGTAGGTGTTCGATGGGCTGGAAACCCTAAATTTGAGCATCAACAACACAGAAAGTTTGATCCACAGTTAATGATTGATTTGCATAAAACTCCTAATACAACTTTTTATTCCCTGCAAAGAGATGATGATACTATCGAAGATTTGCCGTTTATAGATCTTAAAAAAGATCTAACTTCTTGGGTAGATACAGCTGAAATTATTGCTGGGCTAGATTTGGTAATAACATCTTGCACATCTATTGCCCACCTTGCTGGTGCTATGGGAATACCGACTTGGGTAGTTGTTCCATGTTTGCCATATTACTCTTGGGCAGTTCCAGGCAGTAAAACTGTTTGGTATGACTCTGTACGTTTATTTAGACAAGAAGTCTATGGAGATTGGAGTCATCCATTTGAAGAAATTAAAAAAGAATTAGAAAAGTTAACTTTACCAAAGGAAGTCGCATGAAATATTGTTTAATTTCAGATGGAAAAATTACACAAGGTCCGTGTTTCTTACCACCAAGTTTCAATAACATTAGTGGTTTTCATAACTTATCCAATGAAGATTTGGCAACTTATGGTTGGTTGCCTTTTGAAGTTAATGAGAATAATGATGAGGAAAATTTCAAACAAGTAGGAAGTGTTATTGAAATTACAGATACCAAAGTTATTCAAACAAATGAATTTTTAGAAATGACAGAAGAGGAAAAATCATTTTATCAAAAATATGTTGTTCGACAGGCTACAAGGTTTGGGGTGTAAAAGTGAATTATGGCGGATCCATTTGGAATATCCGAAGGAGCAAAGACTCTAAGCGGTAGCCTTGATGCAAGTCGAGAGGCTAGTAAAGGGCTGTCCAAAAGTATTGAAGGCATTCAACAAGACGGTTTAGATGTAGCTCAAAAACAAGCCCAAGATAGATTACGGGCAAGACGAGAAGCAGAACTAAAGAAGGAAATGGCGCTGATTAAAGCGCTTGAAGCATGGAAACACAAAAAACAAATCTCCGATGAGGAGGCTAGATTAAAAATAGATTTTGTAAAAAAGTATGGCGCTAAAGAGTGGGATGCGGTATTAAAGATTAAGCTGGATATTGAGAATCTTCAAAGAAAAGACAATGAAGAATACCAGCACGATATTAAGGCAGTAAGACGGGTTCAGTTGTATTGTTTTGCAGTTGCAGCATTAATAGCTTGGTATTTTACTTGGGGTATTAAAGAATGATTGTTTATTTAGGATTTTGTTACAGTTATTGGGGAGCAATATCATGTTTGGCGTAGATGACATTATTAGCGTAGGGATGAAGATTCTGGATAAAGTTATACCCGATCCAGCTGCCAAAGCCGAAGCACAAGCCAAGTTGGTAGAACTACAACAACAAGGAAGATTAGCGGAGCTACAAGCAGATACGGCAGAAGCTCAAGAGTTTACCAAGAGACAACAATCGGATATGGCAAGTGATTCATGGCTTTCCAAAAATATTCGTCCTTTGACGCTTATAGCAATTCTAGCAGGGTATTTTATATTTGCAATGATGTCTGCTTTTGACCTAGACACCAATAAAACCTATGTAGAGTTATTGGGTCAATGGGGTATGTTGATTATGTCATTTTACTTTGGTGGTCGTACTCTTGAAAAAATTGTGGATATGAAAAGAAATGATAAATAAAGAATCTGTTCCAGGGTTTGTAACCGTTTGCGTAACCATTACCCTTTGCGTGGTGGTAATGGGTATGGTCGGCACAATGATGGCTGGTATGTTTGATAAAGATATTAGCAACGATAAAATATTTGAGGCTATTACCCCAGCTTTTCAAACAATTATTGGTGGATTTATAGGGCTAATTACAGGCATTAAAATAGGGCAGGATAGCAAAGATGGTGAATAGCACACAATTACAAGCATTAGGTATTGACCCAAAATGGGAAATTCCATTAAATCAAACTTTTGTTAAATATGACATTAACACACCAAAGCGTCAAGCAGCGTTTATTGGTCAATGTGCTCATGAATCTGCTAATTTTAAGGTGCTACAAGAAAACCTTAATTACAGCTCAGAAGGATTAATGAAGACATGGCCAAGCCGTTTCCCCACAAAAGAGATTGCTGACCAGTATGCCCGTCAGCCAGCCAAAATAGCTGGTAAGGTATACAACGGCAGATTAGGTAATACCAGCGAGGAAGAGGCTTCTAAGTATTTGGGAAGAGGTTTAATTCAATTAACTGGGAAAGATAACTATGAGCGATGCGGATTGGCTATTGGTGCTGACCTTTTGTCTGACCCTAATCTATTGCTGGATCCACGATATGCGGCTTTAAGTGCGGGCTGGTTTTGGAATAAGCATGGTCTAAATGAGTTGGCAGATGCCCAAGAACACGGTATGATTACTAAACGAATCAATGGTGGAACTATTGGTTTGGATGACCGCATTCTTAAAACTACCAAAGCTTTAGCCGTATTAGGGTAAACCCGTATGCCATTTATTAAAATACAACTTAAGCCGGGCGTTAATCGTGACCAAACAAACTACACCAACGAAGGTGGATGGTATGAGTGCAACCAAATTAGGTTTAGGTCTGGTCAACCTCAAAAAATAGGTGGTTGGTTAAAGTATACATTAACCGCTTTTGTTGGCGTTTGCCGTCAAATGTTTGGTTGGTATACCACGTATGGAGATAATTTCTTAGGTGTTGGAACCAATATTAAAGTCTATGTAGAGGCTGGCGGTACATTAAATGATGTAACACCATTGCGTGAAACAACCGCTGCTGGAGCAGTTACGTTCTCGGCAGTAACAACAGCTCCGTATTCATCCACAATTACCGTAACGGATGCGGCACATGGGTGTATTGAGGGTTCATACGTTACTTTTAGTGGCGCAGCGTCTTTGGGCGGAAATATTACAGCCGCAGTTTTAAACCAAGAATATGTAGTTGTATCTATTATATCTTCTAGCCAATACACAATAACTGCTAAAAATACTAGTGGAACTACAGTTACTTCTAATGCCTCTGATACAGGAAATGGTGGAGCTTCTACTGTAGGTAAGTATCAAATAAACCCAGGCGCGGCTGGCGGAACTTATGGCTATGGTTGGGGTACTGGTACATGGGGTCGTGGCACATGGGGATCTGCATCAACCACTCCATATAACATTGGTCAGACAGATTGGATGTTCTCTAACTTTAACAATGACCTGATTATGAACCGCAGGGAAAATGGTAAAGGCGCTCTTTATATATGGGAACGTGGGATATTAACAACCCCAACTGTAGCTTTGGCAACTAGGGCAATACTTTTATCTTCTCTTGCTGGTGCTTCAGACGTACCAGATGAAGCAGGAATCATATTAGTCTCTCAAAATGATAAACATTTGTTAGCTTTTGGTGCTACAGAATACGGTGGATCTACTTATAACCCATTATTAATCCGTTGGGCAAATCAAGATGAGCCTGAAAATTGGACTCCATCACCAACAAACTCAGCTGGATTTTTGCAAGTTTCCCGTGGTTCACGGATTATTTCCGTATTGCCTGCCAAGCAAGAGATTCTTGTATTTACAGATACTACAGTAAATTCCTTGCAATTTCTTGGCACAACAGATGTGTTTAGTATTCAAGAATTGTCAGACAATATTTCCGTAGCTAGTGCAAGATCAGCAACTATGGCTAGTAACGTAGTGTATTGGATGGGTATTGATAAGTTCTACGCTTATAACGGTAGAGTAGAAACATTGCCATGCACCCTTCGCAATCACGTTTTCCAGAATTTAAACTACGACCAGTTGGATCAAGTAATCTCTGGTACTAATGAGGGCTGGAGTGAGGTATGGTGGTTCTACCCAACAGCAGATAGCACTACCAATAACGCTTATGTAATATACAACCACTTAGATAAGATTTGGTATTACGGTACTATGCCACGCACAGGCTGGATAGATAGCCCATTGCGCCAGTACCCACAAGCAGCTATTGACGGCTATATCTATAACCATGAACAGGGTATTAATGCTGATACATTACCTATGGAATCATTCATTAAGTCTTCTGACTTTGATTTAGGTGAAGGCGAAAACTATATGCTTTTAAGAAGGCTTATTCCAGACGTTCAGTTTGATGGATCTACCGCTGCATCTCCAGAGGTAGGGATTACCCTATACCCAAGGAATTATCCCGGATCTAACACGTTTAATGGTACTACAAACACTAGACCAATTATTGAAACTTCTGCAAACACCTACACAAACCAAGTGTTTATTAGAAGCCGCGCCCGTCAAATGGCATTTCAAATTAAATCAGAAGACCTAGATGTCCAATGGCAGTTAGGTAGTCCTCGTTTAGAGGCTAGAGCAGATGGTAAACAATAATGGTCTATAGAGTACGTGCTCCTGCGCTACCAATTCAACCAGAGACATATGATCGTGGTCAAATGGATCAGTTCCAAAATTCGTTACGTCTTTATTTTAATAGGTTAGATGACTATTTATCTAATTTATCTAACTCTGGTGCTGCTGGTGGTTCACAACTTTATTTCCCTTACGGAGCGTTTTCTAGCGATCAAGATCAAACCACTACCGTAAACACCGCTACGCTGATGACGTTAAACACTACTGATTTTGCCAACGGGGTGTCTATAGCTAGTTCTAAAATAACAGTAGAAAATGCTGGAATATACAACTTACAGTTTAGCGTTCAACTAGAAAACGCAGATAACGCTCCTCAAGATGTCTTTATTTGGCTTAAACAAAATGGTGTAGATATTCCTGGTTCTACAGGAAAAGTAGGCATACCCGCTAGAAAAGGTGTTGGTAATCCATTTCACGGCATTTACGGATGGAACTACTTTTGTAGCATGACAGCGGGGCAATATATAGAAATTTACTGGTCAACAACCGATATAGATGTAACGATCCAATTCTACCCTGCATCTGGTAGCCCTACTAAACCAGCTACCCAATCTGTGGTAGCAACGATGTCCTTTGTTTCTGCCATTTAACATGATAAAATTCAACATAATCAACCCCATGAGGTTCGTATGAACTATTACGCACAGGGCGGACAAGCCCACGGACTTAAATCATTAGCTAAAGAACTACCTAAATATGGTCGGTATAACGATGATATGGTGGCTCATATTAGCTCAAATGAGGCTAAATTACTAAAGTCTTTAGGTGGTTCTGGCACTATTAACCCTACTACGGGTTTACCCGAATTTTGGGGTGGTTTAGGTGCATTTAATCCATTTAATCCAGGCAGCGCAGCAGGCAAAGCAGTAGCCAGTATTCCTGGCGTAAGTCAAATACAAAAAGCCGCTACTGATGTATTTCAACCAGTAGAAAAAGCCATTGTTCAACCAGCTAGTGCAGCACTTGTTAACTTAGACAAGTCTGTAGGAAAAGCTATTCCAGGCGGTTGGGGAACGGTTGGTATGGTGGCCGCTTCCATGATTCCCGGAATGACCCCATTAGCAATGGGTGGTTTAGGAGCTTTAAATGGATCTGGCGTATTACGTCCTGGTGGTAAGTTTAATCTTCAAGGAGCTATGATGGGCGGAGCAATGTCTTATGGCATGGCTAGTCTTGGAGAGTATGCTCGTGGAGCAGTTCCTTCTGGAATGGAAAATGCACCAGTAGATATGTCAGGAGCAACAGCGCCTGTTTCTGGTGGAATTACATCTGCTCCAGTAGATTCTATTGAAGCATTAAATCAATCTCAGGGTTGGACTGGCCCTAATGCTACGGATGTAGGATCAAACATTCCACAAAATGCAATTACTGCTGCAAATAATGCTCCTGCTATAGCTGCTGATGCAGCAAGCAGAATTAACCCAGCAACCAATTTACAGTATGGATCTGTAATAGGGGATACATTGGCTGGCAATGCTCCTGTAACACCATCTATTGGTTCTCAAATAATGAGTGGTAATTTTGGTGATGCGTTATCTCAAGTTGGTACAAATATTTCAGAAGGTGCTACAAATGCTTATAACTCAGCAGCCAATTTTGCTGATAAAGCAATCACTCCAAGTACTTATGAAAATGCACTAGCTGGATATGGTGAGAATGTTTCTAAAACTGGAGAAGGCATTCAAAATTTACTTGGACTTGGAGAAGTAACTGGTAAAGAAGCCGCTACAGCCGCTGCAAAAGCCGCTGCAACTGCTGGAACAACTAGCCCAATGCTTGCTGCTGCAATGACTACATATGGCGGTATGGGACTTGTAGCATTAGAAGAGCAACGTAAATATTTAGAAGAAGCTAAAAAAGCCAATACTATTTCTCAAGATGAATATAATTCTGCAATTGCTGAAATTGACAGATCAGTAAATATTGCACGTAAAGCCGTAGCAGACAATCCATTTAGCACAAATCCAGATAGAAGTCCTACAGGTGGTATGGGAACTATTTATGATGAAAATGTTAATCCAGATGAAACTTTATATACCCGTAGTTCCGCAAATAGTAGACTATATGCTATGGGTGGTTCAGTTAATCCACCAGATGACCAAACAGGATTACCAAATAAAAGCCCAGCAGATGGCATGACAATGGGTGGAATAACGGGTATGACAATGGGCGGGATACCAGGATATGCACAAGGCGGTAGGCCACCAAGATTCTTATCTGGCGGTGGGGATGGAATGAGCGATTCAATTCCAGCTTCTATTGGTGGAAAACAAGAGGCTCGCCTTGCTGACGGAGAGTTTGTAGTTCCAGCAGATGTAGTTTCTCATCTTGGAAATGGCTCTTCAAAAGCTGGTGCAAAACAACTATATTCAATGATGGATAAAGTTAGGGTAGCTCGTACAGGACGCAAATCTCAAGGCAAACAAATTAACCCACGCAAATATTTGGCTGCGTAAAGGATAAATCATGGCAACAACAACTAATATATCAACGGCTCTATCAGATGTTCCAGCAACGCTAAAACCGTATTTAACAGATACTGGTGGTATTCTTCCAACTGCGCAAGACCTTTTAAAGAAAGGTTATAACGAAGTTTATGGTGATCCATTAGATGCCGCTAGATTATCTGGATCTGGTCGTGTGGCTGGTCTGTCTCCAATGCAAAAGCAGATTGGAGCTGAGTTAGGCGGAATGAAAACTCCCGATCAATTTGCTATGGGTACTGGTTCAGCCGCATTAGGATTAGGTGCTTTAGGATCTATGTTAAGTCCTGAGATGACTAAGATGTATATGTCTCCTTATGAGCAAAATGTTATTGATGTAAACAAAGCTGAAGCATTACGTGATGCTCAAAAAGGTTTATTGTCCAATAACTTAGCATCTTCAAGACAAGGTACTTATGGTGGTGCTCGTCAACTTTTAGCCCAAACTGAAATGGATCGTAATCTTCAGACTAAGCTAGGAAACATCCAAGCTACTGGTATGCAAAACGCATTTGATGCAGCGCAAAGAGCGCAATTAGGTCAAGCTCAAGGTTATGGTCAGTTAGGTCAAACTTTGGGTGTATTAGGCACTTCAGAACAAGCATCCGATATTGACCGCATTAAAACTCAAGGTGCTTATGGTGATCTTTATAGGGGAGTTCAACAGCAACAGTTGGATGCTCAATACCAAGATATGTTGGCTAAATTGAACTATCCAATATCCAATTTACAAACAATGAACGATTTAGTCCGTGGCGCACCAATAACAAAAGTAGGTGAAAGTTCATCGACTACAACTCCTCCACCAAGTTTTGCTAGCCAGTTAGCTGGTATGGGACTAACAGGATTGTCTATCCTTAATATGTTTGGGAAATAAATAATGAGCATACTTAGCGCAATCAAACAACAAAATAGCTCAATCGATGATTTAGCAGCTTTGCCACAAGCCATGATTATGCAAATGGCTCAAAAGAAACAGATTAGCGAAGATATGCTAGCTCCAATTCTTTCACGTAAAGCTGAACTGGCTGAAGCATTTGCAAGGCAAAAAACA